ACCAGTTCATTCAGTGACTTCCCGGAAGAGCTTGTTGATGCAGACCTTGTCAAGGCTCTTAACTGGGCTGGAGCTTCTGAGTATAAAATTGATGAAGACTACTACGACTTCATTCATAAATTGATATACTTCGAAGATGACAGAGGTAAAGCTAAGTACTATAATGAGTTAAACCACTATCGTAATCACCTTCTTGGTCGCGGTGACGCTTATGAGCGTCTCAAGGCTATGGAATGGCTTAGAGCCTCAGGCAAAAGCTTCAGTAACCACCCGTTTGTGGATCATCGTGTTCGTATCTACGAGCGAGGGCTAATTGGACCTCAAGCAGGTGAGACATTTAGACCTTTCTTGAATACTAAGGAGCTAAGAAACTTCAGTCCTGAAGCTTTTAATAACCTCCAGGATCAGATCGGCGGGTTTCTCGGTGGTCTGGACGAGTACTTTGAAGGCCGATATAATGGACTCTCCTTCACAGGTAGGCAGAAGATTGCTGAAAAGTGGCGTCCTGAGATGATTCGTATTGGCAATCTGATGCTTCGTAATAAGCCTGGAGACATTCGGGCGTTCCTTGAATCTGAGATGGTTCAACGAATCGATGGTGAAGAGCTGGGTAAGTTTGCTAGGCTTGCCATTGAGTCTGCTAAGCTTGATAACTACTTAAGGGCTATGGATCCACGTAAGGGTGTTGACGTCTATTCTAAGTCTAACTTAGCTACTCTTGTCAAGTACAAGACTGGCCTAGCACTGGAACAAGATGCCTCGTCATCAGGTGCTCAGATCATCGCTTTAACTACTAGGAATAAACAACTAGCTGAGCTCAGTAACGTTGTAGCTACTACACAGAAACGTCGTCTGTACGATGAGATTGCAGCTACAACCTATAACGATCCTCGCTTCCAGCTACTTAATCGTAAACTTGGGCTTAACGAGCGAGACCTCCGTAAAGCTGCTAAAGCTCAGAACATGGTTACGTTCTACGGAGCTGGCGAGCGTACAGGTATCTTTAACGTCGAAGGTAAGCTTGCCAAAGTTCTTAACAAAGACGCTGATACACTGGTTGTTACAGCTAAAGATCGAGATGCGGTTCTTGATCAAATAAGCGCGAGGGTGGCTAGAGTAGAGCGTTACGATAAGCTTTTGGCGGAAGATCTTAAACAGCTCAGAGCAAATGTTCGGGATGTGTTCAACAAAGGGTTAGATCCTGGCGATGATATACTTGAGCAGTTGTATTTCTTAGATCCTAAAACTCGTGAATTAGTTGAGAAGCTGAGCTCTCAGTATGAACGTATTATCACTCCTAATGACTTCAAAACCGTAGCCAACATTATGAGTGAACATCTTGCTGAGCAAGTTCCAATCCTCAAGGAGTTTACTAAGTTCTTTGGCAGACTAGCTGAGGCGTACTTGGCAAGCGCAAAACCCTCAAAGAGTGATTTCGATTGGTCTTCTATTATTAAAAGTAAGATATTTGGTAATAAAAAGAAAGGCTACACACTTCCAGACGAAGTCAGCAAACTGCTAGGTTTAAAGCCAGGAGAGCCTGTCAAAGAGGCTGTTCTTAAACGTATCAGTCTGTATGACCCTAACAGCAATCTTGCTGACATGATCAATGGTGTCTCAACACCTGAGACAAGACGTACTGGTGGTAAATACTTTAAGATTGAATTGTTCGGTCTTAAGACTTTGTTTGAAATAGAGGTACTTAAGGCTAACAAGCTCCCTAAGTCTTGGACGAATGTTCCTTGGGTAAACTTTGATGGCAAGATCATTGAGCAGAACTTTACTCAGTCGTTTGAAGAAAGATTAACTTACAGAGATAAAGATGGTAACTGGACAACTAATATTCTACAAGTTCCTCAAAAGACTGAGGCTTCTTGGTGGGATCAAGCACTCAATAAGAGCGGCAAGATTAATGACATTGCAGACGCTACAAAAGCTAGAACTGCCTTTGCTGTTAATGGTAACCATTCTAATGATGCTACATTAGTTAAGCAATTCCATCTCTGGGGTGAAGCTACTGGAGTTCCAACTTCGACTATCCATGACGCCTTCTTTACTAATGCAGCTGATATGCTTCAAGCCAGAACTGCCCTCCGTAAAATCTACGCAAGAGCTCTGAGAGGTGAATCTGTAAAGAAGACCCTGGACGAGATGCGCGCGAGAGGTTTACCTAAAGAAGTCTATGATAAGTTTCTTGAAGAAGCTATTGAAAAGGGCTTGATCCCTGTCGTAGGAAAATCTAGAATAGGTGGTAGGCTAATTGATGAGTCTGATATACTAACTACAGACGACATCTTGCAAGAAGTTCCATCCGATTTCGTAAGTGATTACGGTTGGTATGGTGTAGGCTAGCTGACCCCGTTAATTTAACCCAGGCGTGAATTTCTTGTTGGATATTCACAACTGCAACAGATAAGAAGCTGTGCTTCAAGTGAGTTGTACTCAAGGATATAGAAATGGCGGACGAAAATACCGATCCCAATACCACAGCAGACCCGGTTGTTGATACTCCAGCAGCTGATTCCGGTGATCTTGATAAGAAGATCCAGGAAGCTGTAGATGCCCAACTCGCTTCAATTAAGTCTAAGCTCGATAGTGCTTATGCTCAGCGTGACGAAGCTCTTGTTAAACTTAAGACAAAAGAGCAGGCTGAACATGAAGCTGAACTTAAGAGATTAGAAGACGAAGGAAAGCATAAAGAACGCTTCGAGTTGCTGATGGCCGAAGCTAACGCTGCCAACAAGGCATTGGAAGCTGAAAACCTCAAACTCAAGCGTGATACTCAAGTAACTGCTGCCATGCAGACTGTTTCTTTACGGAACGACGCTGCACAAGAAATGGCGGCTGCTACGATCACTAAGAATCTTGTTCAGGATTCTAATGGCAATTGGGTGTCCAAAGATGGTAAGTCGATCAAAGATTATGTCAAGACATTCTTTGACGATGAGTCTAACGCTTTCTTGTTGAAGCCTAAGGTTTCTAGAGGTTCGGGTACCAGTTCGCTCCAGCCCCAAGTTGATGAGCCGTCCACTAGGCCGCTCTTTGAGAGATCCCAAGCCGATGTGCTTAAGGATGTCCAAGAGGGTAGGCTTAAAAGGACCAAACCTACCTAGGAAACGTAGATGACTGTTGTCACAAATTTGGCGGGTGCTTCAACCGAAGTCCTGCAGGAAACCCTCGGCGTTTATTCCGACGAGGCGTACACCAATGCTCGTAAGCTCTCGGGCACTGGTATTGTCGGCTCTAACCCGGACATTGACCGTAATACTGAAACCTTTATTGGTCAAATGCGCTGGCACAAGCCTCTGAACCCCACGATCAACGTGGCTTCGTTGACTGACTCGACCAACGGTACCAAGACTTCTTACAGCTCAGACTACCTGAGCTACATTAAGACTGTCCGTACCCACGGTGCCGAGAAGGTCAACATGCAAAAGGTCGTCACTCAAGTTGACGGCCTCGCGAAGATCGGTAGAGACTTTGGTGAAACTCGCGCCCAAGACGAACATAATGCTATTATGGCCGTCCTCAAGGGTGTCGCTATCGCTGAAGCTCTGAACGGTGCTGCTACCGGTTCTGGAGCTACAGGTCTGGGTGGTCAAACCTTCGAGAATGACCCGACAGATAAGAAGTTCGGTTTCTATGTGGACCTCGGTTCAGACGCCGCTGTTGTTGATGCTACGGCGTCAGTTCAGGGCGCTGCTCGTGCTGAAGGCTTCATGGAAGCTATGGGTAAGGCGTGGAAGGACTATGAGCCTGAGTACGCTTACCTGATCACCTCTCCGGCTGTCATGGCTTCGCTGCGTTCAGCCAATCTGGTTGACCAAGATCGAGTCACTGATGGTAACGTCAACTTCAACACTATCTTCCAAGGTAAGCTGCGTCTGATCCAGACTCGTGCGGGCCAGTCGATGTCTTCAGCGGAATTGACCAAGATCAATACCGGTGCTGGCGTTGATATTGTTGGTACTAAGACTTCCTTCATCGTGCTTCCGGGTGCGATGGCTATGGAAG